TTGTATCTTACCGAGATAATACTTGTAAGCAGCCGCCGCGTCCATACCCTTCCCACCGGGCCATCGGAACGTAAATATAATAGGTAACTCTTTAATAGTCCGCCCACCATACATCTCGACTATTATCTCTTCGCCCTCTTCTATTCCGATAAACGGGGCATTCTCGTTCCCGAATTCCGAGGTATCCCCTTTGAACACGTTAAGCCAAAGAGGGGAGCCTCCCTCTGACATCGCTTTAGCTAGTGATTCGATTTGATCTAAAATCTTTTCTCGAATCGTTTTACCTGCTATGGATACAGGAGCACGTCCCGGCTTGAACACTTGAATCGGTGGCATTTACTATCAACTCCTATTACCTTCGAGACCGGCAGTATACGCCTCGTCTACCATTGATGGAGACATATGCGAAGCTACTATATTATCCCATACAGAAATAAGCAGAGGTAACTTTTTACTCCATGCCTTATCTGCCCAACCTCGATGTTTGGATAATGTAACCGAGGGCACCAATACATAAAGAAACTCTAGTGCTGTGCTGCCAGTAGGTTTCCTTACGATCAAAAGTTTTCCTGTTTTTGGGGATTTCCAAATAAATGACCCGTGCAACTTCCATGACCGAGGCCCCGGAAGTTTGGGAGAACCGTCTGCCCTCTGTGCTGCTGGTAATGGAACTGCAAGCCATTCACTATTTTTAGGTGAGATGGTCGCGCCTGTGTTATGTGCCGCCATATAGGAAGGCGCAATAATATGACCACGTAATTGAGAAAAATTGGTTCCGAATGCGCGAGCGCCAGCGATAGCGGCTCCAATCCCTTTTCCTGTGCGATAAGGTCCGCCAGACGCACGTGCATCAATCATGGCATCAGCCAAAAAACTTTTCAGTGTTTGCCTCATTTCACGAGCAGCAATAGTCTCGATTCTGGCGCTTATCTTATTTTTACGAAGACCGCCATACCGCAGGGAAGCTAATGACCCTAATGATACGTCAATTAATCGTGAGTTGCTTGCACGAGTCATTCATCCACCTGTCAAAGGTCGGATATAATGCGATACAAGCGCATGAACCTCTGGAACAAGTCCATTGGTATATTGTGTATAGGTTGTTGCGCCGGTTTTACCAGAAGATTGCTTCACGCCAACATTACTATTGATAGTGCGATCATACATGAATGATGCTTGCATTGCACATGCCTGCACAAGATCGTCTGGTGCATCAAATACATCAGCATCGGTTTCCGTAGAGCCGATTCCACCTACATATGAAATCCTGATAAAACCATGCCCCTCAATATATGGATTAAGACTGGAAAACACAAGCGGATCAATATCAATACGGCCTGTAGCAGGTTCAATTTCATATGAACTACTTACAATTATAGAACCAATCGAAGAGAAGGATTCTGAAAATGAAATAACTGGGGCGACGGGGGATAGCCATATCGGCTGAACCCCCGTCCAAATACGAACCGATCCACGCACAACGGCGCGTGGAATCGGAATACGTTCGATATACTCTCCTAGTTCCCATTTCCTACGAGTAGCCACAAAAATGGCCCTAGTGGCTGCACGGATAGCTAGAACAAGTCCAGAATCGTCATATTCATAAGCAACATTGATATTACCTTTATGCTTTACTGCTTCAACGGTGCAAAGACGAGTAGGCAACATGCCCTATTCCTCCGTTATAACCGGTTATAAACCGATCAAAGTTTCCTACGAGCGCGAACAACTGGACGAACATTAGCGCCATCAGTATTGTTACCTGCAATGATTGGGGTAATACTGAACATAGGTTTATTGATTTCTGACCCATCCCCGTCAACAACGGAATCTACGAGACCGCGCGCAAATTCGATAACATCCGGGTCTGTAACCCGACATGGGATACCCTTTTCAAACTGGTAGGCACCGCTACGTCGATCAAACGGGTGGATAAGTGTATACTTGCGCCCACGAATTAAGGTAAGCATAGCACCAGTGTTTTTGGCAATTGCCATTTTGTATCTCCAAGTAAAAGGTTTTCACTGTCTGATAGGATGGGTAGCCGATAGACGGTGAAGGAGCGGGCCTAAGCCCGCCCCCTTAGATACAATCGTATTACACCGGCGAATAGTTACCGATACCGAACGCACGAACAGCCTGATCCTCCTGTTCGACCTGAATATCGAACCGCATAGTCACGACGATAATCAGCACACGTTCACGAACATCGGTGTCATAATCAATCCGCATTTGACGCTGAACACCCATAATGAAGTTCTGCGGATCAATCAAAAGTGCTCGGTCATTCGGAACACTCGGAGTGCCAATCATTGGAACACCAAGCGGAGAGAACGTTGCAGTGCCAGCCGCAGGCCCGCCGGTTTGCCCCCCGCCAATCAGCACAGTATCACCAAGGTTAGTCTGCCGCATGGCGATTTGCAGCATATAATCCCGAACACGGTTATGCGACGCGAACAGGACCATTCGTGGCAGAAGACGTTGATACTTGTCAGGGAGTGTATCAAGCATCGACTTGATCAAAATAGCGTCAATGGGGCCGGTCGCATTATTCACGATATTAGACGTGATACGCTTCAACACACCATCGCGCACCGACAAGTAGGGATCGAGAGACAAAACATCGCCGTTGATGCAGAGGTCTTCGATGTCGTTGCGGATGCGTTCCGCAAGCATTGACAATACGGTTTCCTCGAAAGTCGTATTGTCAATTGCGCCGCCCTCAATATTGTCTTCCAATACTTCGAACGGTAGGTTAACTTCGGCGATAGCCTCGAAAGTATTCAGGCCGATTTTCGAAGTGGTAACCTTGGTGCGATCAGCACGTGAAAGGGCACGTTGCCCAAAATCAGCGCCGTTGGGAGACGAGATAGCTCCCTGATTCGCGACACGTAATGCACGGTCGGCAAGTTCCAGCTTATTGATAACAAGCTGCGGGCGAGCCATTGGAATTTGGCGAATACGCGACAGGAAGGGGGAATCTTCCATCATGATTCGCACAAAACGATCCGACTGTTCAGGCTGCATCAGGCCGCCATTGAACAAGTCTTGCAAGGCAACATCTGCCTTTTTAATCAGGGATTTGGTATTCATCTTGGGTTCCTTTTCGGATGGGTGAACTTGTTAGCGGGCAGCAAAAACTGATCTTGCGATACGTTGTGCAGATGCAACAGCAGCGGGATCAGCCTCTTTCTTGGTAATGGTAGTAATCTTCGTGCCTTCTGACGTAGTGGCATCGGCAGGGTCGATACCCTTGGAAATCTGCCGCCGAGAACTTAATTTGTCAACAGTCTTCACAACCGCCTCAACATCTGCTTGTAGTGGGGCTAGGGCATCTGCCAAGGCTTTCGTAAAGATACCAGCATCAATAACAGGCGCAGACTCAGCAGCTTTGACTGAAAGTGTTGCACCTTGTGCAATATCTTCAACCAAAGACCGACCAAATGACTTAGCCCATTTCATCAGACCGTCTGCCTTGTTCTTGTCGGTTTTTGCAACCACCTCAATATCGGCATTGATGATATTGGAGAACAAGCTGTGCATTCCAACAACAACCGTAAGGAAGTCATCAGCACTTTTCTTGATGGACGTATCCGGTGCAGTATCACTGGCAAGAGCATTACGGACAGATTGACCGAATAACCACATCACATCCTCAAAACCCGGTGCGGCACCATCCCCGCTCCCGGCTTTCAAAAGAGTCATGAAGTCCGAAGAAGAGTCATCGTAAGCCGCCCAGAAATCGAATTTCTGCAACTTCTGCTCTTCTGTCTCAGAAGATTCTGCCACCACCTCAGCAGTAAGTCCAGCAAGGAACAGTGCTTTTTTCGACTTAACTTGAGTAGTGGCATCATCAGTAGTCTTTTGGATAACCTCCGTCGAGTCACTGTCATCCTTGGTATCTTTTACAACAACATCAGCAGAAAGTAACGACTCTGCCATAGCATCATCCTCTTCTTCTTCTGCGGTGATGTCAGCAACCGATTCATCGTCAGCCACATTGTCGTCGGTAGCAACGTCACCGGCATCATCCGTAGATTCAGCCTTGAGCATTGCAACAACAGCAATGACACCGGGGTCTGCTTCTACCTCTGCCTGCTTAACGATTCGGGTAATGTCGATTCCTGAATTCGACACAACAAACTGATCATCTTCCTCGGTAATAGTTACATCACCTTCGAAGTCCGATTTATCGAGGTGTTCTCGCACGACCTCTTCGGTTTCGAAGTCCTCCTTCGAATAAAGGAATTTGATGATCACCCGATCACCAGCAGTAGGTTCAGCCATAGACTCCTTGGCTTTGCCTACACGATTGTTGGCATTTTTCATTACCGGATTCTTTGCAACAACCACATTATCAGTGATTTTGCGGGGTTTGATCTTGATGCCCATGGTGAAATTCTCCTGTTTGACTACATTGAAGGGCAAGCCGTTCGCACCAGCCGACACGATTGAAACATAGGTAGGGTCAGCGTCAACCAAGGCGGTGACGGTGCGGACAAACTTTTTGCGCTTTGGTTTCAGCATACCGAGTCCCTCTAAACGATGAAACGGTGGGTAGTATTGTTGTAAGGGTCGGTAACAGACAGCCGACTAATGGTGTGACGATGATTATCTGGGCCGTTTTTACTGGTAAAGCCCCTTTCAAGGTTTCCCTTATCATCCATCTTTACCAGATAGATATGCGTATGTCCATCAAAAGGATCGGGTTGCGTCTCTCCTAGCACCCAAGCATCGAAAGTAATCTCTGCTTTATGCTTAACCATATAAGACATTATTTCCATCGAATACCCGTTTAGTTCGCCATTTTTAATACGATCCCATACCTGTTTGTCATGGACTTTTGTAGTAGCAACCCACGATCCTGCCGGTATGTCGGCAGAACCGATACGATCAACGTAGCTTTCTACCACCATAGCATTGATAACACGATTATCATGCATCACATCAACCTGATTCTGACGCCCCGCCATAAGAAAAGCATGTGCTGTTTTCTCAACCTCAGTATCTGACATATAATGACCATGGCTATCCAAAATCCACGGCGAATAGACAACACCCATAACCAATTGCTGATCAAGATCAATTTTGATTATCCGATACTGCAAAGTGCAAGGAATCTTATCGGACAAACCCGCATTTGCTTTCTTGATGATATGTTCTACGTGCATTCGAATCCCCGCCTATAACCGGTTATAGTGAATCAGGAGACGTGTTCAAACGTCTGCGCCGCCCTAGAACCAAGTTCTGCTACATCTTCAAGTAAGGCTGCAATGGCATTCTTGGTAACAATTGCTTCACTATCCGTTGGTTCATTTACTGTCGTATCAATGGTAGCAGGGTCGGTAGTGTCGGTGCCTGTAGCCGCAGTAGCCAATTTTTCCATCGTATACTCGAAACCGTCGATTTTAGAGCCACTGGCCAATGCAGCCAACGTAACCGCAAATGGCATATCCCCCCAATCCTTATGCACTGATTCGATGTCTGTATTCAAATAACGATTCGATAATTGAATACAAATATTCGGAGTAAGTGCCCCCTCTCTTCCAAGCACAGTAAGCATCTGTGCCGTTTCCTGTGGATCGTTATAGGCTGGTTGAACAGATGACACCTTCCAATAAGTAAAACCATGCCCCGCGAGCACAACATCGTTCATAAACATATCCCAAGAAAGACGTTCTGGAATAAAAACTTGCTGCTCCGCCGTCTGCATTGAAGCAAATGCGGATGCACGATTATACTCGGCAGCATGGCCGATATAGATAGGTGGCAACCGTAACGATTGTCTGATTTTTTCGCTCCCGGCCTCAATGTATTTACTGAATAGACCTTCGTGCTGACGGTCGGATAGCATAGGTTTGATGTCGATTTTAGGGGCACTTATAGAACCATCAATCCCGGCAACCTCGGATACATCGGACGACGCTTCAAGCACAACGATGCGGTTTTGGGCATCCTTACCTCTAACCTGCGTGAAATAGGATTCAATCTTATTGAATGACTCTTCGGTAAGAGCACCCCCACTTACAAGAACGGCCATTGCAGGAATAGCATTATCCCGAAAAAATGACAGATTTACATTTTCGGCCTCACGAGAACCCAACATCGAAGGTATGCACGCAGCCCATTGTGGCGTGCCATATGATGAACCGGGGGTATAGTAACGATCATACCAAATAGATGTTGCCTCTTCCTCAATCGAAAGATTTTCGTTTACTTCTCCGGTAGAAGGATCAATAGGCCGTGGATCGCCAATTTCCTTAAAATATACGGCCTTACCATCATCATCACGCTGCATAAATTGGCGAAAACGCCGCATTTGCATCTGAAAACTATGAGTCACTGAATTCCAAAGTAAAGCAGGGGTCTGTTCTTTATCCAAACGAGTCATCAGTAGTGTGTTTGTTGGAATACGCTTAATCCCGACGACACGACCAGCCGTATCCTCCATTACCTCAAAAGCTCTAGCGCCTATAACTTCCTTATCAATTCGAGAATTCTCTCGCGCCTCGGTTACAGTTTCACCGTTTTGAAACAAGGATGCAAGTAAAGAATCAATTCTTGCTTTCTCTGCCTTAGCTACACGACTTTCCCTTTTCCCCTCTGGACCAATATATTCAATACGGTGTCCATAGGATTCAATGTTTCGGACATAGGCTTGAATACATTCACGCAGGGTTGTCGAAGTGAGATACAAGTGCGACAATTGTTTGAAAGAAAAGACAGGCTGCACAACCTGTTTTATTCCTAAACCAGCATGTTGTATATCAATCGAAAAACTTCCCGATGGAGCCGGTTGTCCGAAACTCGAAAGATCATTAAAACCGAATAGCCCTTTCATAATTTTTTCGGGTTCGAGAAGATCGTTTACCAGTTCCGTAACCCCAAGGTTAGGCTGCTCTTCTGCTGATCGAACAAATCTACCAAATGATTTTGAAAAGCTACGCCTTACAAGTTCACGCGGCTGTTGCGTTACAGACTCTTGGTTAGTCGCCGTAACAGGTTCGCCTGATTGTTGTTTGGTGCTCGATGTGATCATGGCGTGAATATCCTCGTAAGAAGGTTGAGGATACTATAACCGGTTATAGCCCGGACGGCAACTTACTTCTTTAACTTTATTCTACGAAGTCGTTGTTTGTTTACTATCTTGTTAATCGGGACTATTGTTTTAGCCACAGGAATAGGCATAGAACCAGCCTTACGATACTCCTTAGCATACTTAGGAACATCGAATATAAAAGACATCCTGTGCGCTAGAGGCACTGCCCCATCATAGTCTATTTTACTAAGTGTTACACTGCTGAAAAGATGTTTCGCTAATACTGCATACTCAGAATCAGTAAGGAGTGATTTCCCAAACATTCTCCACATAACAAAGCACAGTAGATAGATAAACACTTTATCTTTAAGTGGTATTTGAGCCAAAGTCCCTCGTTTACAAAGAGAAGCCGTATGTAGAAGGTGCCCAGCTTCTACATTTTGATTCCATAGTTTATTCGGGTCATTTACAATACCACTTATCATACGATGTCGAAGCACATCCCGCCAATTAGGTGCAACTATCCTACAGATCACATCATCGACGGTTTTACGCGTCTTTATTACAACCATGTTATTTACGCCGCCTAAATGGATTTGAGCCTAATCGGAAAGCCCACAAAGGACAATCTACGGCAGCACACTCAGTAACATTTTTACGTGTCCCGGCACAATCCACGCATTTTGCCACAATTCCAGTTGCTCTGTTTCGAATACGGTTACGGTATCTTATCTCAGCTAGGTTCTTGGCATCATAAGGAAGCCGCAGCAACCGAATGTAGTCTCCGGCATTAAATGAATCATCCGCACCCTTATCACCGGTCTCATTCCTACAACTCAATGAGAGTTCGCCAAGATTTCTACCAAAACCAGTGAAACGAGGTGTCGGTAATGGTTCCTTGGGCTTTACCTCAAAATCGAACGGACTTTTGAGGCTATCACCTTTATCAATGATCTGTTGCCGAATGATACTTTCAGCAATCTGGCCAGAAGCGATTTTGCGTGGTTTAATTCTCATCGGATTCATCCTCTGGTTCGTCCCCATTGTCGTCATCTTCGACATCCAGCAAATCATATTCGTCAAGTTCGCCTTCCGGCAGTTCCGATTCATTCTCTTTCGGAAGTTCGTATCCCCGCAACGGGTCTTTGCCCATACGAAACGGAAATAACTGACAAGTGACGTTTGAACACTCGCGAACCCCTACTACTGAACCACCCATACACACGACACAATAAGCCCTGATTGCGGTTCTCTGATTCTTGATTTTAGCACGGTAAGTATCTTCAACTATATCGTCTCCTGTCGGTTCGTGGATAACTTCCGTCAATTCCGTAATATCAAGTTCCTTTGGATTAGCCCCTTGCCAATCAAGACGATGCTCAGCCAACTCAAGTTGTTTCGATAATTTGAGTGCAGCGATTCCAGTTGTTTGTTCATACCCCACGGACAGGGCGTCGAAGCGGTTTTCTAGTTCCACCCGAACATCCCGCCCCTGATCTGACATTGGTTTTTCGTAAAACAGTGGACTTGTTTTCGGCTCTGATGTGCTCACGTTTAGTTACCTCCATTTTATAGTGCTCTTGTAACCGGTTATAATATGGCAACAACTGTGGAAATGATTTTACATCACTGAAAGATGATCCAGTCCCTGCTCTGAATATCCCTTTATTAAGATTCCACTCTTTTTTGCAAAAATCCGTTATACTATTATAGTTCTTTAATAAAAATGCGGCAAGACTATCAAATAATCCATCTGACATTATTGGTTGACTGAATACCTCATATGCCATCGAGGCTACCGCGTATATTTCAGTGGCCTGCGAAAAACAGCCGTGCATAAAGTCCCATGATCTGCTTTTTTCGGCTTTCGAGATACATTGACGAATACGTAAAAACAGATGATCGTGATGAATTACATTATATTTCACGATAGATTCCATTGCTTGTTTTTTTGCAGAATTTGTGCTGGCAAGATAAGATAGATGCAGGGTTATTTTTCCAATACGATTAAGAGCAGCTAGGCTACTATCATGCAGTGCGGTAACCTTTGGTGTGATTCGTTTTATGCGCTTTAGCACAAGGAAAGCCCGTTCCGTGGTTTACGGATAACGATAGCAAATCGTGCCATAAAAATCAAGTTAATTATTACTGATTGTTTCTCGATTTTCTATCCACGTCACGCCTCGGAAGAGCCTTTTTACGAGGCGATGCTTCGAGTCTGTCAATATCCTCAGCGGTTGGTAGATACACGGCTGGTTGCATAGTTCTATTACCGTGCATCATAAATCCTGCCGTGCCCATAAACTTCGGTCTTCCAACCCATGCAGACCTCCGTGTCAGCAAAGTAGAAACAACACCACAAACTGCATCAGCCACATCCTTACTTCCACGAGCGGGATGGTCCACCTTTTCTTTGGCACCATTTCTTGTATGCTCAAGTTCAACAAGTTCTTTTACAAGAATATTCGACCTAGGTAATAATACCCGGTTATCCTGCATTGCATTTTTGAATGATACATAAGGCCCCGTAGTTCGATCAAGGGATAAATAGTCAGTCACATATCCCTTTTTTCCCATGATCTGTTTGAAGTCTACGCTATTATGACTTACAAATCCATTAGCAAGATAACTATGATCGTCTTCTACCTCAAAGTCAAAAACAGTGGCATCGACTTCTTTTATAGAAACGATAGAAGAACCTATTCTTCTTCCTTTCACTTTTCTATGCTTTTCCATAGAAATTGTTTTGATAGAATACACAAATCCAATGTTATCAAGAAAGTTCTTGCGGCTACCCCTTTCAGATACTATGTAATGTTTTTTACTAGATGACCATACGTGGTATCCATTGATATAACTTCCATCATATTTAGAGGGATTTGTAATAGTAGTGTGTGTTGCTAACCCGTAAGCCATTCGTAAAAAATTTCGCACATAATCTGCAACCCACTTATGCTTGGTGGATAGTGAAACTTGCCCATCTCTCCTTTTTACAGAACCATCCGTGCTAAACAGCCCACGCAAAAAGGCAGCTTGTATTCTCTTAGGCGCTTCTAGTAATACATTAGGAAGTCCTTTTTTATCGAACCCCAATTCTTTCATATGCTTAACAAAACTTCTAGACGAAAACTGAACTCTGCCACGATTTGGTCCATCATAAAATAATGATGTGCATCTAGCATCAACAACTCGACGCACAAAAGCCCCGCAATCAGCTATCTCAGTAGAATGACAAGATATTGATACCCCATCTTTTTGAAGATTCCCATCTCCATAAATCATACCATAGAGGCAAGCTAAATCCTCCGTTAAAGGACCATCATAATTCAATACATCTACCTCTGTAGGTCCATCCCATGTGTGCAAGATGTCTCCTACATGAAACTTACTTGCCTTTTGCCATTTCCATCCATCCCCATTAGTAAGAAGGGGAAGACGCGACCTACTCCACCTCGGAACTTCTAGTTTATGATTATCAGTTACTGTAATCGAATGCCCATCTTTTGTAACAATCTGCAATGCCTTATGAATTCCATAATTCCACACCTTTTTAATAGGACGTGCTCCTACACGAGACTGCACAATATCCCCAACTTTAACATTATCTGCCCTTACAAGTCCCCTTGTGGTCCATATTTGTGTATCCCCAGATATGCAATTAAATCCGTCCGCTGTCAAGATTTTGATTGGAAGACCATACTCCTCCCTTAACATAAAGATAATCTGACGAATCTTTGAAAAATCTATTTCCCCGTTTTGTGGCGGTATAA